GAACGGTATCGGCTTCATGGTCGACCCTGTCTCGGGTGCTATCTCGCGCCTTGGTGACGCGGTCACCGAGGAGATGAAGACCGTTGTCACCGACCTAGCAGGCAACATGCTCGACATCAACGGCATGGTTACCGACTTCAACGGCACTCTCAAGATGGGCCTCAGCCAAGGCAAGGGCTTCAAGGAAGCCATGAAGATGGCAGCCGACTACACAGGTGGCGACCTGCAGACCCGTCTAGACAATGCGCTCGGCTCATACACGTTCACTAACAAGGATGGCATGAGCGTCACGATCGGTTCTGGTCTCGACCAGAGCGTTCTGACCAGCATGGCGCAGGCGTACCAGGATGCCGGATTCGCTCAGACCTCGGGCAAGACCATCATCTACAACGCGGCTCCAAACAACTCGCTCACCGCAGAGCAAGAACTCGTCAAGGCAGTAAAGGTGGCTCGACTCGTATGACCTCGGTAACTATCACTCTGGTTGGTTCGAACGGTGACGAGATTGAGCTTGCCGACTCGGGCGACTATGTGCTGACCACGGGTGTGCAGGGGTTCGGTATCCCTGCCACCGCAGTCCGCATCGATGAGTCTGCTGGTGATGGTGGCGTATGGCGACACACTAAGCGTGGCGTGCGTGACCTCGACTTGCCGCTTGCTATTCTTGGAACAGACCGCGCAGATGTAGAAACCAAGTTGCGTCGCTTGGCGCGACTCTTGCAGACCACTGCCGGCCCAACGATTATTCGTGCCGACTACTCAGACGGCGAGAGCCTGTTCCTTGAGGCCCACTATGTGGGTGGCGCGGAGACTCAGTTCGGTGATGACGCTAACGGTGTCTACTGCCGTTGGCTCCTACAGATGCAGGCCCCTCAGCCGTACTGGCAGACACTCAACGAGCAGTCGTTCACGGTGTCGTCAGGCAACACGGGCCGAGGCTTGCTCCCTAACCTTGCCAAGCTGCGTGTGTCCTCGTCGCAGACGCTCGGTGTGGTCAACGTCAACAACCAGGGCGACGTGTCCATTCACCCTCGCTATGTGGTGCGTGGTCCTGTCACTGGTTTGACTATCGCTAACGGTTCGCAGGCGTTCGGTTTCTCAGAGCCTATCCCTGCTGGTGCCACCTACACGGTTGACGCTGAGACCCGAGAAGTCCTGAACGACGAGGGCGAGAACATCTACCGCCTGCTGAACGCGGCCCCTAAGTTCTTCTCCCTGCCACCTGGCGAAAGTGCCGTCTCGATTGTGGGCACCGAGTCTGACGAGAACACCCAGATCACGGTCTACTATTCGCCACGCTATGAGGTTATCCACTAATGCAGATTTCCGACCTGACCGTTGAGGTTCGCAACAGCGACCTCGTGCGTGTGGGCCAGTTGACGGCAACCGACTTGGTTGACTTCAAGGCTGTCCTGCGCAACAAGAAGGTTGGCTCGTGGTCGGTGACCCTGCCTGTTGGGCACAAGCTCGCTGACGTTCTGCGTCTGCCAGGTTCGGGCCTGATTGTGTCGACCGATGAGGGCACGCTGCTGTCTGGTCCGACCATGGCTGTGGTTACTTCCCAGAGCATCGACGACCAGCAGGGCACTTACACGATCACGGGCGTTGACGACTCGGTTGTGTTGAAGGAACGCCTCGCGTATCCGACTCCTGCTACCGCTGACGTGACTGCGCAGACAAGTCCGTACGATGTCCGTACAGGTTTGGCGGAAGACGTGATGAAGGCGTATGTGAACGCCAATCTCGTTGCTGGCCCTGTGGAGCGTCAGGTTGCTGGCTTGACCGTAGAAGCCTCGGCAGGGCTTGGCCCTAGTGTTCGTGCCTCGGCACGCTTTGAGGCGCTTCTAGACCTACTCAACAGCCTTGCTGACGTGTCTGGGCTGTCGTTCACCATCGAGCAGGTGGGTGGCGAACTGCAGTTCCGTGTCTGGCAGCCTGTCGACCGTTCTTCCTACATCCGTCTGGACCTCGACAACGGGCAGCTCTCGAAGAGCGAATACTCGTACAGCCAGCCGACTGCCACTAGGGCAATCGTTGCCGGCCAGGGTGAGGCAGAACTTCGCACCTTCGTGGAGCGCACCTCTACCGATTCGCTTGCAGCCGAGTCTGCGTGGGGTCGACGCATCGAGGTGTTCAAGGACCAGCGCAACACCGACGACGTGACCGAACTTGAGCAGGCTGGTGACGAGGTCCTAGCCAACGACGGCAAGACCAAGGTTGCGGTGGACATTCAGCCGACCGACGACACCACCATGCGCTTCGGTATCGACTGGAACTTGGGCGACAAGGTGGCTGTGGTTGTTGGCACGACCGAACTCTCAGCCGTTGTGTCTGAGGTTGCTCTGCTGGTCAAGGCAGACGGCGTGCGCCTGGCGGCAACCGTCGGTGAACCAATCGCCATGGACTTTGAAACCCAACTTGTAGCACGCACCACCGATCAGGCTTTGCGCCTTAGCAAGCTAGAGCGCACTTAGTAAGGAGAAACATGGCACAGACATCGTGGCCTTTTGAGAATGTGGACACTAGCGAAACCCAGTTTTCGCAGTGGGCACGCAACATCGGTGAAGGTGTTAAGGGGTCTTCCTCTGGCACCGAACTGAAGGTAACCGCTGGCACTGGTCTGCAGGTTGCAGTTGGTGCTGGTCAGGCCATGGTCCGTGGCCACTACTACAGCTCGACCGTGAGCGAGGCGTTGACGCTGACCACGGCGCACGCTACGAACGGGCGCATCGACAACATCGTTCTCGAGTTGGACCCTGCCGCTAACAGCATCCTGCTGAAGGTTGTGGCCGGCACTCCATCGGCAACCCCTACGGCTCCTGCTCTTACCCAGACTGACGCTGGTATCTATCAGCTCCTGTTGGCGACTGTCCTGGTTCCTGCTGCATCGACCACGGTTAGCACCATCACCGACAGCCGTACTTTCCTCGCAACCCACGTGGGCCTGTGGGCTACCAGCCCTGCCACCCCGACTGTGGGCTTGACTGGTTTCAACACCACCACGGCTCTGTTGGAGACTTGGACTGGCACCGAGTGGAAGACCTGGGCACCTAGCCGCAACCGCTGGTTCACCTTCAACACCAGCACGGTGACCCCTGTCATCGGTCACGCGAACGCCATGCTCCGCATGAACCTGACCACGGGCATCACCGTCACCATTCCTGCCGACGTGTTCAACACGGGCGACCGTATCGACTTCCTGCAGATTGCTGCTTCGGGTGCCGTCACGTTCGCCGCTGGTTCGGGCCTGACTCTGTTGAGCAAGGACAGCAAGGTGCAGTTGACCACTCGCTACTCGGCTTGCTCGGTTGTGTTCTACAACGCCACCACCGCTTACCTGATCGGAGACCTTGCCTAATGTCTCTGATGCCCATCGGTATTATTGCCGCTTCGGGTGCTGCGTCTGGGTCTCTTGAACTGATTAGCACTACGGTGCTCGCGTCGGCAACATCGTCTGTCACGTTCAGCTCAATTCCTCAGACCTACAAGCATCTGATGATTCGCTACTCGGCCCGTTCCGACAACAGCGGTGGCACTAGCCGTGTTGCTTCGTTGCGCTTCAACGGTGACACGGCAGGCAACTACGCCGACCACCGCTTTGGCAACAACGGCACGACTGTCACGTCGGTGACAAACACTTCGCAGACCGCTGTTCCGGCTGGCTACATGACAGGCAGCACTGCTACGGCGAACGTCTTCGGTGCAGGTGTTATCGACATCCTCGACTACACGGCAACCACCAAGAACAAGACGGTCCGCTCGCTCAACGGCTACTCCGTGAGTAGCAACAACTTCGTTCATCTGATGTCTGGCGTGTGGGCGAACACCGCGGCGATTACCTCTATCACCTTCGCTGACATTGGCTACAACCTAGCGGCCGGCACTCGTGTCAGCCTGTACGGAATCAAGGGGTAAGTATGCCTACATGGAATCCAATTGCGAATGTCACTCTGGGCAGCGCAACCACTACTGTGACGTTCTCATCTATCAGCCAGTCATACCGAGACCTGGTTCTTGTTATCAACGGCTCAGCCACGGGCACAAGTCAGAGTGTCCTAATGACACTGAACGGCTATGTTTTTAGCTCCTACAGCACCGTTGTCGTTGAGGGCAACGGTTCGGCTCCGTCGAGCACTGCTGGATCAGGCGAGTACTACGGCTATCTCGGTAAGGGAAATGCTGGCATCAGCACCAATAACTGGTCTGCCGTAGTGCAGTTCCTTGACTACGCTTCAACAACCAAGAAGGTAACGATG